GGCAATGGCAGTAGAAGAGTATGTAAAATCTTACAAGAAAATAACCAATTCAAAATATCCTAGAATTATGGACAGAATGGATTTATGGCATGATTGTATCAAGGACTTGACAAATGATGACTTGGTCAAAATTAACAAAAAAGTATCTCAGTTACAAAACAAATTAAGAATGGAGTTAGAGAGTAGGGTATGACTGATTATGATAAAACAGTAGAGTATACTGACTCAGCAAAAGTAGACCGTGTAGTTAAAGCATTAATAGATAATAGATATACAGATGTTATAGACAGTCTTAGACCAAACAGTACTATATCAATAAACCCATCACAAGATGGTTTCATAGACATTTATTTACAGTACCCAAATGACTTTATTGAAGTATTACGTAATGCTATTTTTCGTGTAAAGACACAGAAAGACGGTGACTTTGAATTAATCAAATCCTCATTTACTGATATTAAAATAAATCTTCTCGGTGAATTGCTGATGAATATGCATGATATCAACACCAAGCATGAAAATACTACAGTTACATTTGAGTGTCAAGTATTGGCAACAGATTCTCCAAAATCCTATATCAAAGAAGCTAAATTTGATTGTGTTTTATGTGGAAATAAAGATGAATCCAAGTGTAATATTGATAGAGTTATAGTTCCTCCAATATGCTCTAATCCAGCATGTAAAAAGGCAAAAATGATGATACGAACCAGTGAGATGATTACAGATGACATACAGACCATACTCATGCAGGAGCCAATGGACAAGAGTAAAAAGAGTTCACCTGTAATATTTACAGGCAAACTGGTAGGTAAATTGGTCAGAACATCATATGTTGGACAGAATAAACTCATCACAGGCTTGTTCAGAACTGCCGTTGACTTTAAGAAAAACGAGCATGAGGTGTTTATAGACGTAATGTCAGTACAGGATATGGATGAAAACAAGCCAACACTGCCTGAAGAGACTGAAATTAAGCAGCTTACCGTTGACTCAAAACAGGACGGATTCATAGACAAGATAATAAATTCATTTGCACCAGCAATATTTGGCTATAATGACATCAAGTTAAGCATATTGTTACAGTTAGCAGGTGGAGTTAAGACTCAAAAGAGAGGAGATATTAATTTATTTTTAATAGGAGATCCAAGTATGGCAAAAAGTGAACTGTTGAAATTTGCAAGCAAATTGGTTACAAAGTCAATTTATACAAGTGGTAGAGGCAGCAGTGCAGCAGGATTAACCATAGGTATTGTTAAGATGGGTGATGGAAGAAGTATTGCACAGGCAGGAGTACTGCCAATGTGTGATGGTGGTCTAGCATGCATAGACGAGTTTGACAAGATGGGTGAACAGGACAGAAGTGCAATGCATGAGGCTATGGAACAACAGACAGTAAGCATAGCAAAGGCAGGAATAGCAATGACACTACCAAGTCGTACAAGCGTACTTGCAGCAGCCAATCCAAAATGGGGTATGTATGACAGTGACAACTCTCTAAGAGATAACATCAACGTGCCAGCACCATTACTAAGTAGATTTGATTTGATATGGTTAATTCAGGACAAGGTAAACATGACAAGTGACAGACTTAAAGCAAATCACATCTTGGAATCATTTGAAATGTCTATGGGTGACCGTTGTTATTTAAAAGAGGATGACTTGGCTAAGTATATCAACTATGCAAGAACCTTCAGTCCAAAACTCAATGAGGAAGCAAAGAAGACACTTTTGGATATTTATGAAAAGATGAGAAATGTTAGTTCAAAGAGTGACATTCCAATAGGTACAAGACAGTTGGAAGCAATAGTAAGACTTAGTATGGCATATGCAAAACTACATTTCAAAGAAGAGGTTGATAAGAATGACATTAATATAATAAGAATTTTACTTGAAAAACAATACGAGTCATTTGGAAGCAGTATCAGTCAAGGTGGTGTACAGACACAGATATTTGTAGACGGTAAATCTGTAAAGGAACATGATGTATTAACTGTATGGAACTCTTGTAAAAATATAGAAGGCAATGTAAGACTAAGAGAATTTGAGAAAGCATTGATAGACAGTGGTATGACCAAAGAAAAGGCAGAGGCAACTATATCAAAGTGGGAAAATAACAATGCTATCAAACTCAACGGTGACGGCACATATACAAGAATATAGTAAGATTAATATTGAAGTAAAATTATTAGGTTACTGTGATGGTTGTTGAAGACGACTCTATCGAGTCAGATAATACACTGGAAGAAACTCAGACTCCCACGGAAACAACGGAGATAGCAGCAGTTGATCTAGAATTGGGGGTAGATCAGCTTAAAGGTGTAGGTTCTGTTACTCAGAAAAAATTAGAGACCTTCGGTGTAACCTCACTCATAGACCTTTGTATTAGAGGTGCTCAAGAAATCAAGGAAATTACTGGTGTTGCTAAACCAACTTGTGATTCTTGGGTGTTTCAATCACAAAAACTGTTAGAAGATAACGGTCTTATTAGAAAAAGTGATATGAGTACAAACGAACTATGGGAATATCAGAAAGCATATCCTGTCATTTCAACAAAATGTGATGAAGTTGACAACCTGATTAGTGGTGGCGTAAGACCAGAAGCAACATATGAGGTATATGGAGAATTTGGAGCAGGAAAGACACAGTTTTGTAACTCTCTTACAGTTGAGACAATCCATGATGGAAACAATGTCATTTGGATAGACTGTGAAGATACATTCAAACCAAATAGAATTGCTGAGATGTTAAAGGCAAGAGAGTATGCAGAAAACGACGAAGAGGTAGGTGAACATCTTAATCAAATTACCTACCTATACTGCCCAAATACAGAACAACTAATGGGAACAATCAATGGTCTTAGTAAGATATTGGATGATAAAAAACCTAAACTTGTAATATTAGACGGAGCAATAGGACAGTTCAGAGAAGAGTATCTAGGAAGAGGAACATTAGCAGAAAGACAAATGCAGATAGCAAGATTAATGAGTCATATTAAGAATATATCTTTTTATTTTAGATGTGCTGTAGTATTTACAAACCAAGTACAGAGTGATCCAAGCATGATGTTTGGTGATCCAATAAAACCAATAGGTGGAAATGTGGTAGCACATGCAAGTACATATAGATTATACTTTAAGAAGAGTGGAAAGAAAAGATTAGCAAGAATGATAGACTCTCCTGAGCATGCTATGGCAGATGCTGAATATATTTTAGATGCTAAAGGCATGTCCAATGTCGAGTAAGAAAGAAGAAAGTGATAAGCTTAAAAGAAAAATTGCTTCAAAAAAACAATTCGATTTAAAATGCAAAGTTTGCCACAAAAAATATGGAAAATTTTTCACTTTTCACCATAAACAATACATTGAGGGAGAGAAGATATACAAGGACTTTAAGACAACCTATGACTACAACCTATACATATTGCCAATAGTTGACAAAGATCCCAACCGTTTTGCCCTCCTTTGCAAGGGTCATCACACACTTGTAGAGAAACTCAAGCGATTCAAGTTGGATAAATTAGAAAGATTATTCAAAGTAGTAAAGGAGAGTAAATAATGGAAATAATAGGACAGGGAGAGGTAGCTGCATTAGAGATAATCAAAGATATGTTTGGTAATAGTTGTGATTATTTGACACAAGTAAAGTTATCTGATATGGTTTCTCCTGAATATCTTGAAACATTTAGTGATAGACAGTTAAAAGAAACAATAGATATAGTAGTTGTTACATTATTTGAATATCTAGCAATAAGAGTACAGGACAAACATCATTCCAGTTCAAGAATGGCTACCATTGATAATATACAAAAACTCATGTTAGAATGGAATGGGTGGAAAGTGATAGATGTTTGGCATTATGAATGTAAAGAACTTTGGAAGGATAAGGTCAATAAAAAATCAAGATTAGAGTTAGAATTGGCTATAAAAGAGTCAAGTATAGATTAAGTTTATATATGTGTAATATTAACAATCTGAGTGTACAGAAATTCTTACCAAATAACAGAAGATATTTTAGATACTGTATCACATAGTGGCTTACAAGGTATCCCAATCACTCCATTAATAAGAAAATCTAACCTATCACATAAAAGAATGGTTGGATTTATTAATAAACTAACACAGTCAAATCTAGTAAATAAGATAGAAACAAATGGAAAAATAACGTTTATTATAACAGAAAAAGGGCGAGTTTATCTTGGTGAATATAAGAAATTCTCAAATATTGCTGAGACTTTTGGTCTCGAACTGTAATGTATAAATATTACTTGCTATAATATAAAATATGATTTATCCTTCATGTAAAGATAAGAAACATTTTCAATGTCCTACTCAATATGCTGGACTAGAACCATGTAAATGTCCTTGTCATAATCCAATAGGTAGTGGATAATGAGATGCAAGATCTGTCATAAAGCGTTCAAGTCATGTGGTTGTACAGGAAAACATTGTTGGGAATCAACACAGCAATGCTTTAGTTG